TAAAATCATCTCCACAAGCACAATAGGAATCAACAAAAATATCGGCAGGATTTGCCCCAGTATCAACCATAAGAAGAAAACGATCTCCTCCATCGTTCAAGACAGGTTGTACATAGGACTGTGGCACGGTACCGCAGAAAAATTGGGGGATAGTGTAAGGTATCTCTACTTCAAGTGCATCCATGGTTCTGGTTTGTGATGTTGCCATGCCTGCTCCCGTCCTGTCACGGGAAATCGCCGCCAATTGAGCTAACCTACCAGGACCCTCAGCTTTATCCAAAATAACGCGAGTGAAGGGGCGAAAATCCATGGGAAGATCTCGGTCAGAACCTGTCAATCTACACACCGACAAACTAGTAGAATCCCCTTGGTTCATAAACTTCCACCTCGTGGATCCTCGCCAGCCAGTATACGCCCCTTTGAAATATGCCATATAAGTAGTTGTAAGCTGAGCATAGGCAATAGGAGGAAATGCTGCTACTTGATCAGGACCTTGTGCATCGAAACCACCAATGCACGGCATGGACGTCATAACATAGGTTATGCGTCCACGTTGGGTGTCTGTTTCCTCATCATGGAGGGTCCGATAATAACAGAAGCGTTTCATGAGATCATAGATACTAGTAATTCTCTCTCCATAAAAATGTTCCCACTTGGTGGTGATTGTCCCAATGGCATTCTCTGATATATCTAAGAGTGATGTTGAAGATTCCTCGTTCTCTGTACTGTCAATAACGATACTCGAGTGGGGAGATAACTGAATGTTGGATAAAGCCTCAAGTGGATTAGGATCGACCTCATTATCCGACTTGTCTTTCTTCTTTTTCCGTTTGACAGCATTCTTCATTTTTGAAAGTGAAGATGCTGCAGAATCGAGAACTGTAGTTGATCGGGACACACCAGACATATCTGGTGAAGCAGCGAAACCACCTCCTGAAACATTCTTGGGAGGAAAGGGCGACACATTGATTCCCCTCCCACCAGGGTTCATCAACTCAAAAGATTCTCCAGCCGAAATGGACATTATAACGTTCACAGGTGTAGTTGAATCTGGAGATACC